ATTTCACCAAATGGAAAAGATCACATAGATGCTCACCCAAGTAAGGTTGCGTATCTATTGAAAAAGGGTTGGAAGGAAGAAGCAGCCCAAGAAATTAAATCTTCTTCTAAAAAACAGGCGAAAGCCGAGGTAAACGAAAATGGCGACTCATAAAGGTTCGGAAGGACTTATAAAAGTTGGATCGAATACTGTTGCTGAAGTTAGGTCTTATTCTCTTGAAGAAACCGCAGACGTAATTGAAAGCACATCATTATCTGATACAGCGAAAACCTTTGAAGCATCTACAACATCATTTTCAGGATCCGTAGAGTGTTTTTGGGATGAAACAGACACCAGTGGCCAGGTGGCTTTGTCTGTTGGATCATCCGTAACGCTTATTTGGTACCCTGAAGGCGATAGCGCAGGTGATACTTACTATAGTGGATCTGTAATTGTTACAGGTAAAACTATTACTGCATCAAATGATTCTTTAGTTGAAGCATCAATATCCGTGCAGGGAAGTGGCGCAATTACAACAGCAACGGTGTAATTTATGTCAGCAATAGATAACGCAGTTAAGCATTTTGAAGAACAAGATGTGAGAGTAACCATCGTTCCTGAATGGGGCGATGAAAATGGGGCGTTAGAAATTTACAGTAAGCCATTAACACTTAGTGAAACCGCGAAGCTCTACAAAATGAGTAAAGAGGATGATCTTGTGATGATGGCTTATGTTTTAATTTTTAAGGCTCTAAATAGTGAGGGCGAGAAGTTATTTACTATTGAAGACAAACAAAAACTTTTAAACAAAGTAGACCGTGACGTTTTGGTTAGGGTTGCCTCAGAAATTATGGGGCAAGAAGCTATCGAAGACGTAAAAAAGTAATTAGCGAGGATAGTAATTTATTTCTGCAATACAGCCTTGCAGATCGACTTGGTAAAACATTAACTGAAATCCAAGAAATTACCATCCAGGAATATCAAGGCTGGATAGCTTATTTGGAGATATTAGAAGACAAGAAAAATAATGGCTAAAGAAAAGATAAATATAGTTATAGATGCTGTTAACAAAACCAAACGTGAGTTTGATCGAGTTAATAAAGGCCTGACTAAAATTGGTCGTGGTGCTAAAACTGCAAGTAAGGCGGTAGCTGGCGTAGGTCTAGCTGCTACTGGTGTTGCAGCTGCATTAGTTATAGCTTCAAAAAAATCTTTAGAGTTTGTTGATAACATTGGTAAGACTGCTACAAGAACTGGCATTGCTACTGATTTTATCCAGGCGTTCCAACAAGGAGCCATTGAAGCTGGATCTTCTATCGAACAAGCACAAAAAGGCCTGGAAAAATTTTCCAGGTCAGTTGGTGATGCAAGCAGAGGCCTAAAAACCCAGGCTGACATCTTTAAGGATTTAGGCGTTGAAATTAGAGGTTCTAACGGACAACTAAGAGGTAATACTGAAATTCTTTTAGATGTTGCAGACGGTATTGAGGCGCTTGGATCAGCAGCAGAAAAATCTACTGTACTAGCAAATTTATTTGGTAGATCAGGTATGCAATTTGCTCAAATCTTTGAAGGTGGAGCTGAAGGACTAAATGCTTTTGTTGAAGACTTTAGAAAACTTGGTTTTATCATTAGTGAGCAAGGCATAAGAACCAGTGAAAAATTTAATGATGTTGTATCACAAGTTAAGGCCTCATTATTTGGATTACAAAATCAAATAGTGGTCGGAGCTGCGCCAGCATTATTATCAATGGCCACTGCGTTAAGAGAATTCATAGTTGAACAAGTTGCAGCTACAGGAGGGATTGAAGATTTTGGTAAACAAATAGCAATTTCTGTAGTTGAGGGCGCAAGAACCGCAACATTAGCTTTTGCAGAACTAGCAAACGGCCTAAGTGTTTTATTAACACCACAAATATCAATCCTTAATACTTTTATAAGAATTAAGAAGTTTTTAAGAGATCCAGTTTTTTCAGGTATTGAAATAATTAAACGCCAGGACAAAATGAATGTTGATGGCATTAATGAAAGTTTTGATAACTTAGTTAACAAAATAAAAGAAGGATCGTTCAGCCTGGAAGAATTTGGAAAATCAGGCGAAGTAAATTTAACAAATCTACAAAACCCATTAGCTGTATTTATTGATAATTTAGAGAACGTAAGAAAAACCCTACAAACAACCGTTGTCCAATCAATGAAAAAATTTGAAGATAGCATTGTTGATGGTTTAAGAAATGGCAAATTAGAATTTAAGAATTTTGCAGATTTTGTTGTTGAACAATTATTAAGAGTTGCAATACAACAGGCCTTAATAAGACCTATGATGGCAAGCCTTAAAAGCTCACCAATAGGATCTTTCCTGGGATTTGAGGGTGGTGGTTATACAGGCATGGGGGCTAGGGCTGGAGGCCTGGACGGCAAGGGTGGACAATTAGCAATGGTTCATCCGCAGGAAACAATTATCGATCATACAAAAGGCCAGGCAATTGGTGGAGCAACAATTAATTTTAATATCTCAACTGTTGACGCTTCAGATTTTGATTCCTTACTTACATCAAGAAAAGGGCTAATAACTGCAATGATAAATAATGCCATGAACAACCAGGGCAAAATGGGAGTAGTTTAATGAGTGGCGCATTTCCTACAACACCAACAATACAATCACTGAGTTTTAGAAATGTAAGACCTACATTAATTAATCATGCGCTGTCAGGTAAAAGAGTGGTCAGACAAATTGGCGGTCAGTATTTTTCACTTAGCGTTTCAATGCCACCCATGAAAGTAGATGATGCAAATAGCATCTTTGCTTTTTTACAAAAACAAAAAGGATCATTTGAAACCTTTACGATCCAACATCCAATTGATAATCGTGGCGCAGGTAAAAGTGAAACAGATATCCTGGTGAATGGATCACACAATGCAGCTGACTCAACCATTGCTTTAGATGGCTTTGCGGCATCAACAACTGGAGTCTTAAAAGCAGGTGATCTAATTAAATTTGCTAATCACACTAAAGTTTATATGGTGCAAGATGATGTTGATTCAAACAGCTCAGGTGAAGTAACTGTTTCAATTGAACCAGGAACCGTTGCAGCTCTCGCAGATAATGAAGCCGTAACTGTTAACAAGCCTAGTTTTACTGTTTACCTGGAACAAGAAGATATCTTGTATCAACTTAATAATCGCGGCCTATACAACATACAATTCGAAGCTAGAGAAGTAGTTACATAATGGCCAGGTCTATTAGCTCAGGTTTGCAAACGCAAATAGCAAACGCGGCCAATAAAGTTTCTTTTCTTTTAGAATTTAATTTTTCATCCCCTTTACGCGTAACAAGTCATTTTACAGACGTTACTTATGACTCAAACAATTATCAGGCTGGCGGTAATTTTATTTCATTAGAATCATCAAATGAAGATGGCGAGGCAGCCGTTCATGAAATTGTAGTTGCCATGTCAAACATTACTAGCGATGTTAGGGATTTAGTTTCGCCTGGTAATTTTATTGATGTATCTGTAAATATTTATATTGCATTTTTTAATGATGCTGAAGCCCTGGTCGATGCAACGACTTATTTTTCAGGGTTCTTAAAAAATGCAAGCATACATGAAACCAAAACCACCTCAGAAATTAAATTGACAGTTGCAGATCATTGGTCAAATTGGAACCTTAAAAAAGGTCGTCATTTTACAGACGAATCACAACAACAAGTTTTTGCAGGTGATAAAGGCCTGGAATATGCAGATCAAACTAAAGACGATATCAGGTGGGGTAATTAATGTTTGCAGAAGTTAAAGCGTTTGCAGCATTTCTTGGTAAGGCAAAAGCTATCGCCTCTTCCATATGGACGGCTGTAACCGTTATAACTGTTGCAGTTGGCGTTAAGAACTTTAGGCAAGCAAGGGATTTAATGGCTGAAGGCCAACAAATCCTGGGACAAAAAACAGCGCAAGGAGGAAAGATCCCAATCATATATGGTAGAAGGCGCGTTGGATCTACATTGGCTTTGTTGCATACGCATGATGGCCGTTCACAAAACCTGGTAGCGATTTATTGTCTAAGTGTTGGCGAGGTAGATTCAATTGAATTAGATACGATTGAAATAAATGGTGTATCAATTAAAGATACAAAAGTTTTTCCTCAAGGCTATTACGCAGGATCAGACAAAATATCTTCAGGCGCAGGCTCACTTTGTACTGCATCGCAAATAGGAGTTGTCCAGGAGTCTAACGCTGGCCAGTCAGGTACAAATCCAGCCAGGCGTTATCGTATGGTCTTTAATGCACATCATGGCGCAGACGATCAAACAGTTGATCCAATGTTGTTAGCATCAACGCCTGAAGTTATAACCACAAATCATAGGCTTAGAGGCGTGGCCTACATTGCTGCTTCATTTGAGTATGCAACAGACGGAACTTTTAGATCGATACCTGAATTAACTGTAGTTGTGAAAGGTAAAAAACTTTACGATCCAAGAAAGGATGGATCAATAACAGGTGGTACAGGTAGTCATCGTTATGACACACCTTCAACTTATGAATGGTCAGATAATCCAGCTTTATGCTTGTTGGATTACATGCGAGAAGATACTTACGGCAAAGGCCTAGCCAGTAGTGCTGTAAATTTACAATCATTTCAAACAGCTGCAAATACAGCAGATCAATTAGAAGACACCCCTGATTATAGTGGTAGCGCAGCTGCGGCCACATTTAGCGGAACTAGCGGAACAAACATTATTACCGTTGATGAAACAACCTGGAAAAAAAGCAAAATTGGTGGGGTTTTATCTTTAGATGATTCAGGATCATCAACAGAATTTGACCAGGCAGATATTATTGATGCTTTGCGTTACCACGAATTTGATACTACAAATCCAGTACATCAATTAACCATTAATGACACGCTATCTTCAAGTTATACAAATGAAACAGGTACAGCTTTAGTCAAAGTAAAAAGGTTTCATTGCAACGGCGTAATCGATGCTAATAAAAATGTTTTAGAAAATACCAGGGATCTATTAGCTAATATGCGTGGCATCCTAAATTACATAGATGGTAAATATGAATTAACTTTAGAAGATACTGCGTCTTCAGCTCTCACAATAACAGACGATCACATTATTGATGAAAGCGGCATTTCAGTAAATTATGAAAATAAGGCTAATAAGGCCAATAAAGTTGTTGTGCAATTTTTTAACGCGCTTAAAGGTTATGAAATGGATACGGTAACTGTTTTTCACGATCCAAATTCAGACGGTGATTTTTCTGATTACAAGTCTGAGGATGGCGGTGAAGAACTAGAAATGGTCGTTGAATTTCCATACATCGTAAATAAGTATGTTGCTTACAATATGGGTGAGGCCATTCTTGCTAGATCCAGGAACCAGGAAACAATTACATTTACTGGGACACCTGAGCTATACAAGGTAAAAGTTGGTGATGTCATTACAGTGTCTTACACGCCTGTAGGTTACAGCGGTAAATTATTTAGAATTGAATCAATGCGCTTAATGCCAAATGGCCTGGTTGAAGTGCAAGCAATTGAATACCTGGATATTTATACTTGGCAAGCACCACCGCAAGAAAACATAGAAGACATTGCCA